GTCGTGCCTACGATTGCGGCCTTCCAGATGTCAATGGTCTTCTTGTTATCCTGCACGCACTTCTTCACATCTTTGACCTTGTTGACAAGATTATGAAGATGTGGTACAGCAGCCGTCACCATATCCGCGACCTTGTTTTTGATCGCCGTCAGGATCGGTTCGCCCACTGCGCCCAGTTGCGCCATCGCATCCGTCAGACGTTCCTGCGCTTTTCGGGCTTCCATGACATCCTTGTTCGTTTCCTTGTACTGTTCGGATGCCTTGCTGTATGTTTTGTTCAGCGTGTTCATAATCAGGTCTTGCCGTTGCTGTTCCGTGGTGCAGGCTTCCAGCTTTTTGTTGAAGTCATCTTCACTGATACCCGCCCAGTTCAGCGCATCTGCAAGCGATCCTGTGACAACGCCTGTCTTTGCCGTTTCATTCGCCGCTTCTGCAAGCCCTTCAATGGGCAGGCTTGCGCCGAATGTGGCATACACGCCCGTTGCAATGTTCGTCCATATGGACAGTTCCTTTTCATTGTCTGCCAGCAGCGCCATGTGCTGTGCAGCCTCCACCGCCTGCTCTGTATCGCCCAGCACGGCATTCAGTGCCGAATAGGTATCCTTTGCAGCCGTTGAGGAATGCCCGGACTTTTCAAAGGCGCTGTCCAGCAGTCCCATCTGCGCCCTGTATTCCCTTGTCCCTTCGATTGCCGCAAGCCATGCACCGCCCAGCGCAGCGCCAGCCGTGACAACAGCCGTGCCGACCTTCAGTGCCGCTCCGCCAATGGCAGAGAATGCAGAAGATGTCTTCTTGCTTGCGCCTTCAGCCTTGCTTGTCGTGTCATCAATGGCTTTGTGTGCCTGATTCGCGTCAACCGCTATCGTTCCCATCAATTTGAACAGTTCCATCCTGTTCACCCCCGCCATCGGGACAGAAGTTCATCAGCATCTGTGCCGAATCGCTCACTGTCTTCTTCAGTTGATCATGCGTTGGTGCTGCATTGGTGGTGCTGTTCGTATCATTCAGGGATGCACGGAATTCTGCCCATTCCATATGGAATATCTTGTGCAGCCAGACTTCCCATGCGGTTTGTTCTTCCATTTCCTCATTCCGGATATGGATCATTTCGCGGATGAACTCATACAGCCGCCCGGACTGGATCATCGTGTCAAGCAATTCCATCGGGTTTGCATATCGCTTGTACAGCAGATCAGCAAACTTGATGTCGTTCACTTGAACTGCTTGATAACAGCCGTAAAAAAATCACGGAAATCCTCATGCTTGATGACGGTCATGACCATTTCGCCGAAGTCAGCCATCGGCAGGTCAGCGATCTCCGTTTCCTTCAGGCCAGACAGACGGGACAGCAGCTTGTACACGTCCTTTTCACAGTCTTCCATGTGTTCAAGCACAGTGCCAGCAACGTCAAGCGTTGCACCGATGCCGATGGATGCAACGTCACTCACAGACAGTTCGCCGTTGTTCTTCTCCATCATTTCCTTGATCGTTGCCTTTGTGTCTTCGTTTTCAAAGATGCCCTTGAATTCCTTCACGCCGATCTTCGACAGGATACGGGTCACAAGAAAAAAGTCACACGCCTTCAGGCCGCGCAGTTCATACTTCTGTTCCATCTGTTCATTCCTCCTGTTGTTTCAGTCCTTATTCAAAAGAAAGGGCAGGGAAAGCCCCTGCCCCGTATTCATCACGCCGTCTTCGGATAGTAAATGCGCCACGGCAGCTTGTCCATGTCGCTCTCCGGGTCAGCATGACATTCGAAGGTGTACTTGCCCACAGCGCCTTCCTTGTTCTTGCCTTCCTGCTCAAAACCAGTGGTGCAGAGGGCATTGTCAAGGATCGCGATGACAGGCGTGTTGTTCAGCATCTTGCCCACGAAGGCGATGTTGTCCCAATAGTCACCCACAGCGATGTCAGCCTTGCTTTCGATCATGTCATAGCCTTCCGCATCAGACGCGCCGATTGCGCCCATCGCAGCCGCAGCGATCACGTCAGCGGACAGTTCGATCAAGTTCACTTCCAGCGTGGCCTTTTCGCCCGTCTTCACCCGCAGACCCTTGACAAACACGTCAGCGCCGTCCACAGGCACGTCATACACTTCAGGCACGATGGACAGCTTGCTGCCGCCCGAAGTCGCGCCCACGCAGGATTCAGCGAAATTCCAGCCGCTGCCCTCCGTATACTTCAGACCCTTGTGGATCGTGCCAGCGCCGAAAAGAATATTCTTCGCGGTCTTTTCAGTTACACCATTCTTGCCAGCGATCATATCAAATCACACTCCATTCTTGTAAATCCAGATTGACCTTCATGCTCACGATGTCCGAATCACCCACCGGGACGATCTCACCGCTTTCAAAAGAAACAGCGATCCCCGTTCCATCCGGCAGGATCGCTGTCTTTGATGCATGTCTTTCGATTGTTTCCTTGTCCTGAAACAGAAGCATCCAGTCTTCCTGCTTTGCATAGCCTTGCAGGATGATGGTCGCTTCCTGTCTTCCGTTTTCGTCCCTTGTCAGTGATTCAGGTTCGATGATGCTTCCCACCCAATACCGATCAGGCAGGTCTTTGTTCCATTGCAGGAAGGCAAAGGGAACGCCGATGTCCCGCATCATGTCCGTGATATACTTCATTGCCGCAAGACTCATTTTCCCAACCCCTCCCCAAGTTGTTCTTCAAGCCGCCTTTTCAGCTTCGCGCTGTTCTGCTTGAATGCATTTTCCAGCGTGTAGTTCGGATCGCGTCCGTTCGTGGCGTATGCATCCAGCTTCTTGACCTTTCGCAGGAATTCAGCCGCTTCTTCCGCTTCCTCACGGGAACTGTATGTCGCGCCAGTCTTTGAGCGGGTTTCGCCGTTTTTGACGTACACCCACCAGCCCTTGCGACCATCGCCGTGTGCAGCATGTGAACCAGTGCCGAATTCTTCCCAATACACGGATTCGCGGGGACTTCCGACAATGGCTTCACCCTTGTCTTCATCCACCACATTCTTGTATGACTGACGCAGCCTGCGCCCTTCTTCGTCATCCATCTTGCAGTTGCGCTGTGCATGTGCCTGAACTTCAAAGGATGCTTCATGCAGCCATTGCTTTGTGATGTCATTCAGTGCAGCCTTGACATTCATGCTGTAATCATTGAATTTCACGGGCATGTGTTCAGCCTCCCGTGTACTTCAGATAGATTTCCAACTGCAAGTGCCGCTTCATGGGATCGTCAATCAGCGTGATGTCATACACATTCCCGTCATTGACAAGCCGCGCATTTTCTGCTTTGATCCTTGCGTCCAGCGGTTCATAATCGCACACAAACACATCGGTGGATTCCAGAACCTTTGCGTTGTATGTCCTGTAATGGGAATCGCCGGACAGCGTGTCAAGCCATCCGTGCAGGGTTTGCACATCCTGCCACGTCTTCACCTGAAGGCCGTATTCGTTCGATTCTGCCGTTTTGATCTGGATGACAGCATCCGTGTTGCCGCCGATGCCCTTCATACTTTCACACCCTGTCCGAATCTGGCCTTCATGTACCCGTCAAGGAAGCCCATCAGGTGCTGCGGATAGCCCTGCACAGTGTTGGTTGCGTCCACCGCATGATAGTTGACTTCATGGCGGGAAATACGTTCAGCAGAAATGCCAACCTTTTCCCGTCTGCAAATGTCATACTTCACCAGCTCCACAGCACCCATCTTCACATCAGCCGGATATTCGACCAGCCTGACGTACACGTCAATTTCATCACGGGTCTTTTCGTTCACCGTGAAGACAGAATCTTCCGCTCCCTTGACGGTGTACAGACCATCATTCTTGTCCGATCCGCTGATATGCAGCGTATCGCCCACTGCATAGGGTTGCAGTGCCTCCGTGATGAACATGCCGCCGACAACATCGCAAATCCTGCCCATGCCGCGCACTGTAAAATGGTTGTTCGTATGGTTGTGGATGAATTCTTCAACCGCCCGAAGCCGCGCTTCAAGCACTGCGTCAGGCACATCCGTTTCCACATGCTGCTTGAATTCCGCAACGGTCATTATCATGTTTCAGTCACCGCCTTGTTCGGTGATTTTCGTTTTCTGCCTTTGCCCTGCGTTGCCTCCGGCGCATGGATGCTGTCAAGGTGGTCTGCACACTTTGCGCGTACAGACAATTCGGAGAACGTTCGGGCAGGGGCAGAAGCCATTTCGACTTCTGCCCCCACCGTGAAGCCTTTCTCACCCAAACGGACAGAGTAGGTTTTGCCGTGTGCAAGCAGGTAAGGCAGACCATCAACAATGACAAACCTGTTCATGGTCTGCGCCTCCCTTCTTTGGTTGGTTTATCAGCCGTTGGACAGGATCAGACCCATCTTCACGTTCTTCGGATTGAACTTCAGGCTGTAATTCGCCTTGTTGCCCAGCTCCGCAAAGGTCGGGGACTCAGCAGCGATGTTGTCAACCGCCAGAGACAGACCGTTGGGATGCAGCACCTTGCCCTGCTTCGTGTAGAACATGTCCACACCAGCGTTCTTCTCAGGGTCATAGTTGGTGGTGTACTGGTTCAGATAGTTGTTCTTGTCAGCGGACAGGAACGCACCCTCACCGAACAGGAAGGTCTTGTACACAGGCAGAGTGCCAGCGGTGTCCACGGTGTAGTAGTCAGTCACCAGAACACGCTTGCCGTTGATGGTGGGAAGCTGGATGTCCTGCTTGATCGCACCGCCAATGACGTACTTCTCATACTCCACCAGACCCAGCTTGCGGAAGGCGGTGTAAATCTTGCTGTGCATGACAACCAGACCCAGACCGCCAGCCATGTCACCCAGAGCAGCCTGCTCCGCATCAAGGATGGTGGTTTCGTTGATCAGGTTCGCATCAGCCACAGCGTCAGCAGCAGACAGGTCGGTCACATGATCAGACAGAGCATCCACCGCCAGCGCAGCCTGCGCAATGTTCATCAGTTCAGCCTCCCACACCTGAGTGTAGTAGTTCTGAATCTTGCTCTTGATGTGGGACATGGGATCAGCGCCAGTCAGTTCCTTCGTGAAGTCCTGCGCCTTGAACGCCTTCATGCGCTGGATCAGCATGCAGGTCTGCTTGTTGCCAGCGATAGTGACAGGAACGTTGTCGGTGTTGCCGTCATTGTTCAGCACGCCCATGCCTTCATCATGAATATTGATGGGGTTGTAGATGGGCAGGGTTGCCACATTGCCCTTCGCGCCGATAGCATCCATGATGGAAGCATCATGACGCACGATGCCGGAAGCCAGAACAGGATTGCGCCAATAGTCAGCCTCCTGCATCATGTCCGTGAAGACTTCTTCGTCAAAGTAAAAACCGCCGAAATTGCCATTTCGTGCCATAAGAAATCACTTTCCCTTCGTTTTGTTGTTGTCGTGTTGTTTAGCCGCGAAGCTGCCGATACAGCGCTTCATTCTGCTGCTTCAGCTTCACGCGCTGCTCATAGCTCATGTTCCTGAAGGTTTCCGCAGTCGGTGCATCATTGCCGCCGTTGCCCTTGCGCAGCGGAAGCGGGACAACCTCATAACCATCCGGATTGCCGCCATCGTTCGCAGCCTCAAACATGGTGGGGAACTGCGTCCGAAGGCCGTCCACCTTGTCCTTCCAGCCCTTGATGTTGCCGTTGTCATCCAGCGTCAGCGTTTCACCA